TGCTGGCCGGCGGCACGGCGACGGACGAGGCGCTCGAGCGCGTGGCCTCGGACCTGAAGGCCGGCTACGAGTCGGTGGACGAGGCGAAGAAGACGCGCAAGCGCGTCGACGAGCTCGAGGAGATGGTGAAGGTTCTCCACGAGTCGGGCCGCGTTCATGGCGACGACAAGATCGAGCGCCAGCTGCGCTCGCTCCCGATTGTCCACAAGGTCGAGAAGGACGAGGACTTCCGCGGCAAGATGACGCCGCCGGGCTTCAACCTGATGGCCCTGTCCCGGAAGGAGCTGAAGCTCTACCTCTCGGGCGAAGCGCTCGAGTGGGCGATCCGGTTCCGGCGCCTGAACAACATGGCGCGCTCGGCCCACGATGTCATCTCGCTCCTCTGCGAGGAGAAGCCCGAGCGCCGCGAGGCGTACAACCGCGCAGGCGGCATCAAGGGCCTGCCGCTCTGGGGCGCGCTCCAGGAGTGCTACAAGCAGGGCGCTCGTGCGCTCTCGACGGGCGGTGCCGCGACGGGCGCCGAGTGGATCCCGACCGGGTATTCGGCGGAGAAGTTCGATGACGTCCGCGACCTCTTGGAGCTCGCGAACAACTTCCGCTGGATCCCGATGCCCATGAACCCCTACGTCCTGCCGACGTTGATCGGGTTCATGAAGGCATACGTGATCCCCGAGGCCAACAACAACACGCTCGCCTCGAACACGATCTTCACGGCGAGCGACTTCACCACGGCCAACCGGACGATCACGGCGAAGAAGCTCGCCACGATCTCCTACTTCTCGCCCGAAGAGGAGCAGGACAGCATCATCCCGCTGCTCCCGACCTACGACGAGGAGCAGAACTACGCCCAGGCGGTCGGGTTGGACCAGGCGGTCCTGAACGGGCAGCTGACGTCCACGATCGACACCGGCGCAGTCCCGGCCTCGACGGATCCGGCCGGCAACTTCGACGGGCTCCGCTGGGCGGCGCAGCAGGTGGGCGGCCAGGTCGACCTCTCGGCCGGTCTCACGCCCGACAAGCTCGCGGCCATGATCCAGGCGATGGGCAAGTACGCGAACCCGCGCGACTGCAAGTACGTGACCGGGTACGTGGGCCTGGCGAAGGCACTCGTCCTCAAGGACGGCAACGGCAACCTCGTCTACCTGACGAGGGAGCACGCGGGTGAGGCGGCGACGCTCTTCACCGGCACGGTCGGCGTTCTCATGGGCTACCCGCTCGTCATCGCCGGCGTCTACCCGGGCAACATGAACGCGAGCGGAATCATCGACGGCTCGGTGACCACGAAGACGGGGATCCTGCTCGTCAACACCCGCCCGTGGATCGGTGGCAACCGGCTCGGCATCGAGGTCGATGTGGACCGCAGCGAGCGGTTCTCCTACGACCAGGTGGGCATCCGCTCGAAGCAGCGCGTGGCTTTCAAGTCGCTGCTCGTGCCGTCCGCCGCGAAGCCGTTCGTGATCGCCGGAGTCGGCCTCTAGGCCAGTAGATCGCAGAGGGCGGGTTCGGCGCGGCATGGGCGCCGGGCTCGCCCGAAGCGGTTCCCACAGGAATCGGAGGGCGAATCATGGCGAAGGTGCGGAACGTGAGCCACGGGATTTACGCGGACGGGAAGCTGTTCGTGGAGCCCGGGGAAGTGGTCGAGGTGAAGGAAGAGCAGGCGAAGTACCTCTGCGACGAGCAGACGGCCGGGAAGTTCGAGCGCGTCGTGGACGAGAAGCCCGCTGCGGCCGGGGGCGCTCGGTAGCGAATGCTCTTCCAGACCCCGCACGCATTCATCGATACGGCCCAACTCATGGCGCGCATGAAGCGCCTGGAGGGCGCCGAGGACGACATCGAGCAGCGGCTACTCGATGCGGTGAATGCTGCTACCCACTGGATGGAGCGGACGACGCGCAGGCGGCTCCGGGCGCGGAACTACCGGACGGCCGTCACGCTCTCGGGGTCTGCCTCGAGCGCCGATGCCACGTTCAACGTGGCGACGGCGACGCTGCGGGCGGGTGACGACATGGTCGGGGTCGGGGTCGCGCCCGGCTCGCAGGTCTTGAGCATCACCGACAGTGCGCACCTGGAGGCGACGCGCAACACGACGGCGGCGATCAGCAACGGGAGCCTGACGTTCGGCTCGCAGCCGCTCTCAATCGACGTCTCGCGGAACCTCGAAGCCTACTCGCCCTACGTGCGCGGGCAGTCGGAGATCTGGCTCCCGGAGCATCCGCTCGTGACCGTGTTCGGGCTCTACTCGCTCGACCTGGACGGGAACCGGACGGCGCTCGATACGACCGGCGCGCGGTTCGACTACGCGACCGGCCGGATCATCCTGACTCACGACATCTTCACCTCCGGGCGGCAGGAGATCCAGGCGGAAGTGCGGGCCGGTTACACGCCGCCGACCGCGACCGACCTCGGGAACGATGCGTGGTACTCGCTCGAGGCGATCGCGTTCCGGGCGGCCGAGATCTACTTCATGGACGCGCTCAACATCCGCGGCCGGGTGGACAGCCTGAACGCTGGCGGCGCCTCGGCGAGCTTCGGTGCGGCCTCGATGCCGGCGGACCTGATCTCGGCGATCACGCCGTTCTGCCGGAGGTGGTGACGTGATCGGCGTTGCGGTATCCGGGGCGGAGAAGGTGCTCGCGAACTTGAACCGGGCGGTGGCCGAGGTTCGGAGCCAGGGCGAGACGGCCATGCGCGAGGCCACGCTGTTCGTTCGAAAGCTCCTGACGCTCGAGCTGACTGGCCCCGAGTCGCGCGACCCCTTCTGGGGGAAGGTCGGCTCCAAGAGCATGGGCCTCTCGGTCCGGAGCGGGAAGACGCGCGCGAGCCTGACGCCCGGGACGCGGGTCTACCGCGAGGGGACGACCGTCGTTGGCGTCATCGGCTCGGCCGAGCCCCATCTCAAACTCCACGAGGACGGCGCCACCGTCTCGGGGACGAGCCCCAAGGGCTACCTCCGCATCCCGACCGCCGCGGCGCAGACGCCGGCCGGGGTGGACCGCTACAGCGGCCGCTCGGCTCGCGACATCCCGGGCGCGTTCATCTTGAAGAGCAAGACCGGCAATCTCTGGATCGCACTCCGGAACGGGAAGCGGGGCGCCTTGACGCTCCTCTATCTCCTGAAGAAGTCGGCGACCTTGAGGCCCCGGCACATCTTCGCCCGCGTGCGCGACCAGGCGCAGCCCGAGGTCGTGAAGATCACGGACGAGACGATCTCGGCGATCGTCCGGAAGGCGAACACGTGACCGCGCGCAACCAGGCGATGATGAACCGGGTCGGGGACGCTCTGCTCGTGAACCTGCAGGCGATCGGGAACCCGAGCGCCACGCTCTCGTGGCTCACCTCGCCGAAGACCGCGCAGCGCGGCTTCTCGGTCGATCTCGCGGCGCTGGCGAAGCCGGGCATCTTCCTGCTCTCGCAGGGCTGGGGCCCGAACGAGCCGATCATGCTGATCGGCGGGAACTTGACGGCGCGCGTCGAGGCGAAGTTCACGGTCCTCTGCGTGATCGACAGCCCGATGCTGAACCGCGAAGCCGAGCAGCGACTGAACAACCTCGCCTCGGACGTCATCAACGCGGTCTACCTCGACTACCAGCTCGGCACGCTCCTGGAGAGCGGCTACCTGACGGTCACGGGCTACCAGCCGCAGGTCGAGCTGTCGAACAACTCGTGGTCGGTCGCCTCGGTGGATGTGCTGGCCACATGGCTCTGGGACACGACGAACCCGTAGGCAATGAGCGCGGCGCTCGCCGCGGGGAGGAGTAGAACATGGCATCGCCAGGGATTGGCGCCAAGAGCTACCTGCAGTGGGGCCGCGAGGTCACGTGGGCCACCGTTGCGGCCGCCACCAAGCGCATCGGCATCCTGAGCCAGAACTTCGAGCAGGTGGTGACGCAGGTGCCGGATGCGACGCTCACGGGCGCGATCATCCAGCGCGGCATCATCAACGTGGCGGAGAAGTGCATCGGCTCGGTTGAAGCCTACATGACCTACAACGAGCTGATGATGTTCTGGGACGGTGTGATGGGCACCGCGACCTATGGCTCGAACGGCGGCGTGGACACGGGCGCCAATCCTTACACGCACACGTGGGCGACCGAGAAGGAGTTCTACAACTCGTTCACGCTGGAACTGATCGAGGGCAACATCCCCTCGAGTAAGTGCCAGCGCGTCCTCGGCGCCAAGGTCAAGATGATAACCGTCTCCGGCGACGCTGGCGGAATCGTCAAGGTCAAGATCGACTTTGTCGGGCAGAAGATGCAGACGAACCAGACCCCGACCGGCGCGCTCTCGGCCCAGGCGCCGATCCTCGCCCTCACCTCGCACGGCGTGAGCATGACCGATGGCAGCGCGACGGACGCCGCCTCGGACATCGTCATCAAGCATTTCGAATACACGATCGAGGCGGGACTCGACGACAGCCGCTTCGACTGCTCCAGCTATTACATCCTGGAGCCCATCCGGACCGGCGTCTCCAAGGCCACCATCAAGGTCAACAAGGAGTTCCGCACCAAGTCGGCGATGGACGACTACATCGCGGGCACGCTCCGGACGCCGATCCTCAACCTCGTGCGCGATTCGAACTATGAGCTGGATTTCAAGATCGACAGCGCCGTGGTGAAGAAGGCGAAGAGCGACGTCAACGGGTTCGGCATCCTCTACGAGGACGTCGAGCTGGAGTCGATCGAGAACGTCTCCGGTGGCAGCCACGGCTGTGTGCCGGCGATCAAGAACATTCAGGCCACCATCACCACCTAGGAGGGCAGCATGTCGGCCACGGATGGCAAGACGAGCCCGGCGAGCGACTTCGCCGCGCCCGAGACGAAGCTCTTCGACCTCCCGCGCCCGGGGGCGGGCGGGAAGGTGCTGACCGTGCAGATCCGGACCGTTCCCCCGATCGACCTCATCACGGCCATGGAGGGAGTGCCGGAGTTGAACCAGGCGGCGGTCCCGGACCTCTCGGGGACGGCGACGCCGGAGAAGAGCTTCGAGGCGATGCGCCAGACCCTGCTCGAGCAGGAGGCGCCCCAGCGGAAGATCGTGGCGCTCGCGGTGCTCGACCCCATCTTCACGTTCGAGACGCCGCCCGAGGCGGGGAAGGCGCCGTGGCGGAACCTCCACAGCGACAACCAGATCGCCCTGATCGCCGAGATCATGGACTTCTCGGGCTTCTCGAAGAAGCCGGCGCCCGCAGCGACCGCCCCAGCCACGCCGGCGGAGGCGGCAACGGCGTCGGCCGAGACGTTTCGCGGCGTGGCTCCGGAGTGACGGATATGGGGGACAGCGGGCGGCGGCCTTCGCCGACGAGCTCTGGGAGATCGCCAGGCTGCCGAGGTTGCCGCACGAGGTGCTCCCCGGCCTGGAGGCGCTCTCCAGATTCAAGGCGTACCAGCTCGCGCGCGAGGTGTTGAGGGCGCGCCGAAGGCTCCGGCAGCACCAGGTGGAGGAGCTCCTGCGGTCGATGGACGGCGACAAGGATCCAATGGGCGTGGGGCGCGTGATCGCGCTCCTCGGGGTGGGCGAGGTCGGGAGGTAGTCGGGTGGCGAACGTCATCGAGATCCTGATCCAGGCGAAGGACCAGGCGACCGCGGTCATGGCGAACGTCTCGAAAGAGGCGTCCGGCCTGAACGCAACCCTCGCCCAGTTCGGCGGCACGGGCGGCATCGCCCTCGCCGCGGCCGCCGGGATGGGCACGCTCGCTCTCGCCGGCGCCGAACTGGCGAAGCACTACTCCGAGACTGCCCGGCAGGTGCTGAACGTGTCCAATGTCTCGGGCGTCTCGACGGTCAACATCCAGGCGATGCAGCGGGCGGTCGTGAATGCCGGCGGCTCCGCCGAAGAGGTCGGCCTCGCCTTCCGGCGCCTCGCGGTCGGGGTCGAGAACAACAAGGCGGCGCTGGCGGCCCACAACATCACGGCGAGGGACACCTGGGGCGCGATGCTGCAGGTGGCCGACGCCATGGAGAAGGCGAAGACCGGGATCGAGCGCTCGGCGCTCGCGACGGCCGCCTTCGGTCGCGGCGGCTCCGGGTTCGTGGCCGTCCTCTCGCAGGGTTCGAAGGCGCTGCTCGCATTCCGGGACGAGATGGTGCATCTCGGCGTCGTGATGAGCGACTCGCAGTTGCAGAAGTTCCTGCAGCTCCACGAGCGGATCGACCAGCTGAATGCCTCCATGGAGGCGATGAAGCTCCAGCTCGCCTCGTTCATCGTGCCTCTGATGCTCAAGTTCTTCGAGGTGGTCGAGGCCATCCGCATCCGGGTAGCACTGCTGGTGCCGACCGTCTCTCTCCTGAACGACACGCTCGATGCCCTGAGCGAGAAGTTCAACAACGCCTTCGCCGGCTCCAAGTCGCACGAGGCGATGGACCGGGTCAAGCAGGACGCCATGGCCATGGCCGCCGCGGTGGTGAAGGCGGACGCCGACATCAAGGCGGCGAAGGCATTCGCGGCGCTCTTCACCAACGTCGGGCAGGGCGATGCGGGGGGCACGGGTGGGGCCAGCTCAGGCGACCTCGGCGCCACGCTCCGCTGGCAGAACCGCGGCAGCACCTGGGGCACGAACCAGGGCACGCTCGGGCAGGGCCCCGGGCAGCTGATGATGCAGATCGGCCCGATGGCGGACAAGGCGAAAGAGCACCTGATGACCTTCCGCGAACTGATGCTTCGGGTCGCCGGAGACATCGTCCAGGCGTTCAACACGATCGGCCAGTCGCTCTCGAACAGCATCCTCGGCGTGTTCATGAACCTGACGAACCGGGCGCAGACGTTCCGGACCGCCATGGTCACCATCTTCGATGGCATCCGGGACGGCATCCTGCAGGCGATCGGAGAGATCGTCGCAGCCGCGGTGACGCGAGCGTTCCTGAAGATCCTCGGCATCGTGCTCTCGAGCGTGACGGGGAATCCGTTCTTCGCAGTCGCAGGCGGCGCTCTCCCGGGCGGCGGCGGGCCCGTTGGCGTGCCAGGCGCGAACTCGACCTCCGGCGGCGGCGGGAACACCTACATCATCCAGACGATCTCGGCGAAGGACGTCCTCTCCTCGCTGATCGACCCGCGCGGGCAGATGCGGAGCGCCAACTCGCGGCTCTCCGAGATCGCGGCGGTGAGCTGATGGGCAACACGCTGATCGGGCTCACGAGCGTCGGGGCGAGCGCCAACCTCGTCGAGGCGGCGACCCTGAAGAACGGCACCGGAGGCGGCGCGCCAGCCCTCGCCGAGATCTCGCCCTACGCCATGTCCAACGCCCTCACTTCGGACCGCTACACGCTCTGGAAGGGCCCGGGCGGGCTGGGGACGGTCGAGTATGACCTCGCATTCAGCGCAAACAAGACGGTGACGGCGGTGGCGATCCTTGGGCTCCGGCTCGCGGCCGGCTCGTCCATCACCGGGCTGAACGTCTACTCGGCAGCGTCCGCCTCCGGCTACCCGCCGGGTGCATGGACGCTCCAGTCCGCCCTCTCGGGGCCCATCGTGGCCCCGTCCGTGCGCGACATCGGAGCGGTGATCGCGTCGGTCTCGCATCGCTACTGGCGGTTCGAGTTCGTGAACCCGAGTGATTTCTTCACGGTCGGCCACCTCTGGGTCGGCAATCCGACCGATCTCGGCTACGTCCACGGGCCGGGCGGAATCTATGCCCCGTTCCGGAATCGCCTCGAGACGCCGATGCCGTCGGGCGCGGTCGTGCTCGCCGACCTCGGAGACCCGGGCGCCGACTTCACGCTCCCCTGGCCATCGGTCCAGACGGCGCTGCGCACCAAGCTCCTGACGATGCAGTCTGCTGCCGGCTCGTTCCTGCTGGTGGACGCGGACGGCAACTTCTTCGAGGTCTACGCCAAGGGCGGCCGCGTCCAGACGCAGCGCGACTTCTCGACCCTCTTCAGCGCCAACATCGAACTCTCGAGGATGCCGTGAGCAGCCCGGCGACGGCGGCGTTCCTCACGGCATGGCGGCAGTTCCCCGCCGCGCGCTGCACGCTGGCGCGATTCGACCTGACGGTGCCCTCGTCCCTGACGCTCCGCTATGGCACGACCGAGGTGCATACGCCGGATGGCAACACGTGGCAGCTCGGGCTCTCATGCGACCCGCTCCGGCACGCGATCAACTACCTGGACCCGGGCGTCTCCCCGGCCGACGCGACGGTGCGGCTCGCCAAGCGCCGCGACGCCTCGCAATCCTCGGGCACGATCCACGACCTGCTGCATCAGTATCTCTTCCAGAACGCCGTCGTCACGATCTACCTGTGGGTGGACGAGGCGCGGCTGGGCATGCCCGTCACCCTCGCCTTCTCGGACGCGCTCCAGGTGTTCCAGGGCGTCGTCTCGCGCCCGGCGGAGGAGGATGCCACCGGCGTCAGCTTCTACCTGCTGCAGGATCAGAGCTGGAACAAGCAGACGCCGCCGACCGTGGTGGACAAGACGAGCTACCCGAACTCGCCGGACGTCTCGCAGGGCCTGCCGATCCCCGTGATCTACGGCGCGCACCTCTCGCCGCCGATGCGTTCGCCGTGGACCTCGTCCTACGGCTCGAAGAGCAAGCAGGAGGACTCGGGGGCGGGCCTCGGCGTGGTCCCGCTCATCCTCGTGGACGCCGGCGTGGGGGCGGCATCGGTCAAGCTGGTGGGCGCCTCGCACGCGCTGACGAAGCTCCTCGACCGGACCAACGGCATGTCCACGTTCTTGGTGGGCGAGAGCACGTTGGACCCGCTCGACACGGGCGGCGTGACCGAGACGCTCGGGGCCTCGGAGTCCTACCTCTCGATCGCGGACGAGAACGCCATCGCCTACGCCGCGGTGATCCCGATCGACGTGCGGGCGACGGGCGCCAACACGGCGACCAATCCCCGCCGGGCCATGGACGTGTTCGATGAGACGACCTTCGCGAGCATGGATCAGGCGACGACCACGGGCATCCTCCAGCTGATCCTCCCGAACCTCTCCCAGTTGGGACACATCGAGTCGGTGCAGGCGCTGGTCGCCTACACCGGGAACGCCGCGAACGCGAACAACATGCGCGTCAATGCGTTCACGCCGGGAGTCGGCGCCGGCGGATTCGCTCCCGCCACATGGGCCGCGACGGGGACGACGCCGGTCGTCCAGACCGTGACCTGGCCGACCAACTACTACGACCAGACGTGGCAGTTCGGCGGAGGCGCCACGACGTGGGACATCCGTGTGGACTTCGTCGCCGGCGCCGCCAACAAGGCGAGCATCCACTGGGTGGCGCTGGTGGTTAAGTACCGGCCGCAGCGGAGCGTGGTGACCCCCGGGAACCAGATCCTCACGGTCGCGCTCGGCGGCGCGAGGAAGGTGCAGATCCCCAAGGGCCCGCTCTTCGGGGGAACGGTCGTCAATGTCCCCGCAGTCTTCCGGCTCGACGGCCAGTTCTACTCGAACCTGAAGGGCTACGCCGACACGGTCGGAGGCGCCTTCACGGGCTCGGCCTCGGCGCTGATCGAGCGGCCGCCCGACATCCTGAACCACTTCCTCCAGACCTACGGGCTCGTCTCGGCCGGGAATGTGGAGACCGGCGCGGGGAACACGGGCAGTTTCGTGGACGCGCGCGACACGCTCCGGAACGCCCAGCCGAGTGACTTGAAGCTCGCCTGCTGGATCGGCGACCGCTCGACCGTCCAGCGCGTGCTCCAGGCGATGGCCCAGCAGTCGGGCATGTGCGTCTACTGCGATCGCTTCACCAATAAGTGGCTGGCCTTCGTCTGGAAGACCGGGGCCACGCCCGACTACGGCTACACGCTCTCGTGGTACGACCTCGCCAGCTTCTCGGCTGAGGAGACGAGCGTGGTCGACGTGCGCCACGCGCTGCGCGTCAAGTACGGATACGACCGCTACAAGTCGAAGACGCTCTACGAGGCGTTCGTCAACTCGGGGGCGAGCGGGCAGGGCACGAACCTGCCGACCATCCGCGACCAGCGGCTCGTGGTCGACGGGACGAACCACGACCTCGACTTCAACGAGGGCGGTGTCCGCCATGTGACGCTCGACTCGGCGACCTACGCGCCGATCGACCTCGCGGCGAACGCGCAGGGCAAGATCCGCGCGCTCGGCGGGGCCATGGCCGACCATAGCGTCGGCTTCGGGTTCTCGGTCAAAGCGGCGTACAACGACACGTTCGGGGTCAGGGTCGCCGGCACGCCCTCCACGATCACGTTGAACGCCGCCGACTACACGGCGGAAGGCTTCGCGACCGAACTGGCGCGGGCACTGAATGCCGCGGCGGTCGGGCTGACGTTCGCCTGCTCCTACTCGCATTCGACCAACAAGTTCACGCTCTCGGCGAACGGCAACTTCCAGGTCGACTACACCGCGTTCGCGACGGAGGCCGTGGGCATCTTCGGCCAGCCGCTCGGCTCGCTGCCGGCCGCGGCTGCGACCATCACGGCTTCGATCGCGCGCTACGGCGACCGCTTCTGGTTCCTCTCCTCC